AGAAGGGTCATGTTGCCAAACTGGATATTAATATTCTTTTGCTGAAACACCCACCAAATAAGTTTGAAACGTTTGAGGAAGAAGTTCAGTATATCATCAATCACGAAAAACGCAATAAGTTCATCAAGAATCTGGCACTTGATCTTAAAGGTAATACTCTAATTCTATTTTCTAGAGTTGAAGGTCACGGACAACCTTTATATGAATTGATAAATAATAGCATCGCTGAAGGTCGCCACGTGTTCTTTGTTCATGGTGGTGTAGATACTGAGGACCGAGAAAAAGTCAGAGAAATTACTGAGAAAGAAAACAATGCTATCATCGTTGCTTCTTACGGGACTTTTTCTACTGGTATCAACATTAGAAATCTACATAATGTTATCTTTGCTTCCCCTAGTAAATCAAGAATCAGAAACCTCCAATCAATCGGAAGAGTCTTAAGAAAAAGCGACAATAAGACAAAAGCAACTCTATATGACATTGCCGATGATATCAGTTATAAGTCAAGAAAAAATTACACACTCAATCACCTAATCGAAAGAATCAAAGTTTATAACGAAGAAAACTTTAATTATGATATTGTAAACATACCGCTTAAAAACTAATGGGAGAAGAGTTTTACGCAATTATAAAACTAATATCAGGGGAAGAAATTCTCTCACTCGTTTCAGTTGATGAAAACGATGGAGATCCTTTGATTATTCTTCAAAACCCAGTAATTATGAAAATGATTCATTCTTCAACAGGATCTTATATCAAAGTAAAATCCTGGATGGAATTATCTGATGATGATATCTTTATCATTAGACTTGATAGAGTCATTACTATGACTGAAACAAAGGATCCTAAAGTCATTCAAGTCTATGATTCTTATATTAATGATGGAGATGATGATAGTATTGAACTTTATAAACCAACAGGTCAAGTTAAAGTATCAAACAAGATGGGTTACGTTGCTAGTGTAGAAGATGCTCGCAAGAATCTTGAAAGAATCTTTAAAGGTCTTAAAGAAAGCTAGTTCTCATCTTCAAAGGAGACAAACCTAGTCTACACATATTTTCAAATGTTGTCAAGCCTCCGAATGTATGGTATAATAAGTAAATCATATATTTAATGAGTCCGATGCTATGCCCAAGAAGAAATCAGAACACTATGTAAATAACAAAGAATTATTAGAAGCACTGATTGTCTATCGCACAAAGGTTGCTGCCGCTAAAGAAGCAGGTCTTCCTAAACCGCGTATTACAAATTACTTGGGAGAGTGTTTTCTGAAGATTGCGACTCATTTATCATACAAACCGAACTTTGTGAATTATATGTTTCGGGATGATATGATTTCTGATGGTATTGAAAACTGTGTTCAGTATATTCATAACTTTAATCCAGAAAGATCTCAGAACCCATTTGCTTATTTTACACAAATTATTCACTACGCTTTTCTCCGTCGTATTCAGAAAGAGAAGAAGCAACTGGAAATCAAAACCAAGATCATTGAACGAACTGGTTTTGATGAGGTTATGATGATTGATGACAACTTGCTTTCTGGAAGCAATTCAGACTATAATACGATCAAAGACAACATTTCTTACAAGAACCGATGAAGGTTGCTATTATCACAGACACACACTATGGGTGTAAAAAGGGATCAAAGTATATTCATGATTATTTTGAACTCTTTTATAAAAATGTCTTCTTCCCTACTCTAAAAGAACAGGGGGTAGAGGCAGTCATTCATATGGGTGATGCCTTTGATAGTCGCAAGTCAATTGATTATCAAAGTCTGGAGTGGTCAAAACGTGTTGTGTTTGATTCTCTCAAGGATTATGATGTTCATATGATCATTGGTAATCACGACACATACTATAAGAATACTAATAGTGTAAATTCTCCAGGACTTCTTCTTCAGACTTATTCTAATATTAGAACCTATAGTGGGGCAACTGAAGCAACGATCGGTGGTCTTAAGATTTTGTTCTTACCTTGGATTAATCAAGAAAATCAAGAAAAGACCCTAGATCAAATTAAAAAGTCCAAGGCAAAAGTCGCAATGGGTCATTTAGAACTTCAAGGGTTTCGTGTGAATCGGAATCTGATTATGGAGGAACATGGACTGGATTCGAATATTTTTTCAAAGTTCACAAAGGTATTTTCTGGTCATTACCACACTCGTTCTGATAATGGACGTATTTTCTATCTTGGTAATCCTTATGAGATGTACTGGACGGATGTAAATGATACTCGTGGTTTTCATATTTTTGATACGGAAACACTAGAGCATACTTCAATTAACAATCCTTATAAATTATTCTATAACATCTACTATGAAGATACTCCGTATCAAATGTTTGATGCTACAGATTATGAAAATAAAATTGTCAAGGTAATTGTTCGTAAGAAGACCAAACCAAAAGACTTTGAAAAATTCATTGACAAACTTTACACCGTAGGTGTTCAAGATCTTAAAATTGTTGAAAACTTTGATATTCAAGAAAGTGAAGATTTTGAAATTGATGAAGAAGAAAATACAATGTCAATTCTAAATCGTTATATTGACGAAGCAGAATTTGATTTTGATAAAAACATTATCAAAGGTATTTTCCAAGATCTCTATAGACAAGCTTGCGAAGTAGAGTAAATGTTTCTTCTTACACTTAAGGACAGAAAAGACGACGGAGCATATGCGGTCCAGGACCAATATGGGCAGAAAGTTCTTTTTCTCTTTGAAGAAGAAGATGATGCGACTCGTTATGCTTTGATGCTTGAGGACCAAGAAGAAACTGAAATGGAAGTTGTTGAAGTTGATGACGAACTTGCCATAAAGACGTGTAAGATGTATAATTATCGCTATGCTGTGATCACTCCTGACGATATCGTTATTCCCCCAAAAAATGTTAGTATTTCACAAGATTAAGTATAAGAACTTTCTTTCATCTGGAAATCAGTTCACGGAAATTGACTTTGAAAAAAATCACACAAATCTAATTATCGGAACAAATGGAGCAGGTAAATCCACAGTTTTGGATGCTTTGACTTTTGTTCTGTTTAATAAACCTTTTCGTAAGATTAATAAACCACAGTTAGTTAATACGACTAACGAAAAAGATTGTCTTGTGGAAATTGAATTCTCTGTGAACAATAGAGATTATCTTGTTCGCCGGGGAATCAAACCAAATATTTTTGATATTGAGGTAAATGGTAATCCACTTCATAAAGAAGCAGATGATCGTGCCAATCAAAGAATTCTTGAAGAGAATATTCTTAAGGTAAACTATAAGTCTTTTACTCAGATTGTGATTCTGGGTTCTAGTACTTTTGTGCCGTTTATGCAACTTGCTACCTCACATCGTCGTGAGGTGATTGAAGATCTTTTGGATATTCGTATTTTTTCTGCGATGAATAATATTATCAAAGATAAGATTCGTGAAAAAAAGGATCAGATCAAATCTCTTGAACTTAAGAAGGAAACTCTTAAGGATAAGATGAAAATGCAGCAAGAGTTTATTGAGGAACTTGAGAATCGTGGTAATGCAAATATTAATACCAACAAAGAAAAGATTACCAATCTAGATTCCGAAGTTGGCATTTACATGACCGAAAATGCCAAGATTGAGGAAGATATTTTTAAATATACGAAGGAACAGGAAGAAGTCATTGGGTCTGCTGATAAGTTAGTAAAACTTAACAATCTGAAGGGTAAGATCTCGCAGAAAGTATCTGCGATTACCAAAGAACATAAGTTCTTTACAGAAAATACGGTCTGCCCTACTTGTACCCAGACTATAGAAGAAGAGTTTCGGTTAAATAGAATTATAGACGCTCAAAATAAGGCAAAGGAACTCCAGAAAGGTTTTCAGGAACTTGAGGAGACTATAAAGTTAGAACAGGAGAGAGAGCGTCAATTCACAGTTCTATCCAAGGAGATTACGAAACTCAACCATGAGATTTCTCAAAACAATACTCGGGTTTCCCTCAACCAGAGACAAATCCGAGACCTTGAATCTGAAATTCAAATTATTACCCAAAACCTTGCAAACAGAAATACTGAACATGAGAAGTTAGAAGAATTTCAAGACAATCTCCAAAAAACATTCGAAGACCTTTCAAAGAAAAAAGAAGAAATCGTTTATTACGATTTTGCCTATTCCTTACTCAAGGATGATGGTGTAAAAACGAAGATAATCAAGAAGTATCTTCCGTTCATAAATCAGCAGGTGAATCGTTATCTTCAGATGATGGATTTTTATATTAACTTCCATCTTGATGAAGAATTCAACGAAACGGTAAAGTCACCTATTCACGAAGACTTTTCTTATAGTTCATTCAGTGAGGGTGAAAAAATGAGAATTGACCTTGCTCTCCTCTTCACTTGGAGAGAAGTGGCACGAGTCAAAAATTCCGTTAATACTAATCTGCTGATTATGGATGAGGTATTTGATTCCTCACTTGATGGTTTTGGAACTGATGAGTTTCTTAAGATTATTCGTTATGTCATTAAGGATGCTAATATTTTTGTGATTTCCCATAAGTCTGAACTGCATGACAAATTTGAAAGTGTCATAAGGTTTGAGAAAGTCAAAGGTTTTTCCCGTATGATGTCCTTACAAGCACAAGACGAATGAAACTTCCCAATTGGCAACATCACTCTAAAAAGGAGCAGAAGCGAAAACTGAAACCGCAAGCACTCCGACAAGCAAAAGCACGACTGAGCCACTTCAAAAAGCGGCACATGACCTCCCCCAAAAAGGGAGGTTATTTTGTATCATATACATATACGATTCAAATCAAATGACTGTCCGCCACGAAATCAAGTCCCAACTCGCAAAGCTTCTTGCTACCGAAGACCTTGTGGTTGAGCACAAGAAGGTGGAGACTGCCTGCTTCAACGTTCATACCCGTGTGCTGACTCTGCCGATGTGGGAGAAGGCAAGTAACACTGTGTATGACCTTCTTGTCGCCCACGAGTGCGGACACGCATTGGAAACTCCCGATGAGGACTGGTTGGAGAAGGTAAAAGTTCCTCCACAGTTTGTGAATGTGGTAGAGGATGCTCGCATTGAGAAACTGATGAAGCGTCGTTACGCTGGTCTCGCCAAGACTTTCTATGCTGGTTATAAGGAACTTGCCGATGATGATTTCTTCCAGATTGGTGATGATAAACTGGAAACTTACAATCTTGCCGACCGTGCAAACCTGTGGTTCAAGATTGGAAACTATATTGATATTCCTATTGGGCGTGGTGAAGAGACTGAAATTATCAATCTGATTGCTGATACTGAAACCTTTACTGATGTTCTGATTGCGGCAGAGGAACTCTATAAGTATTGTAAGCACAAGCAACAGGAAGAGACTAAGATTTCTCTGGACAATCTTGAGTCTCAACAGAATGGTGCTAACAACCAACCTGCTTCTGATTTTACTGACCAGCAGGAGGGTGATAACGACCAATCTGAGTATAATGATTCTGAAGGTGCTCCCACCTCTGATGAAACTACTCAAGAAAAGGGTGAAACCACCCCAGAAATGGGTGGTGAGAAAAATGAGGAACCTGAAGTCAAGACGATGGAGTCTCTTGAAGAGGCACTGAAAGATCTTGTTAACAATAGTGGTCCTGAAAATGTCTATCTGGAACTCCCTAAACTTGATCTGAAAAAAGTGATTGTTCCGAATGCCCAGATTCATTCTAATTGTAAAGAATCTTGGGACTCTTATTCGGAAAATACTGGATATAAGTATGAAGATCTCTTTGGTGAAGTTGATCGACAGTTTGTAGAGTTCAAGCGTTCGGCACAGAAAGAAGTGAACTATCTGGTGAAAGAGTTTGAGTGTCGTAAGGCGGCAGATTCCTATGCCCGTGCTACGACTGCTCGCACTGGTGTTCTGGACTGCTCTAAACTTCATACCTACAAATACAACGAAGACCTCTTCAAGAAGGTTACGACACTCGCAAACGGTAAGAATCACGGTCTGGTATTTGTTCTTGACTGGTCTGGTTCAATGTGTGATGTGATGCTGGATACGGTCAAGCAACTCTTTAACCTTGTCTGGTTCTGTAAGAAAGTTTCAATTCCGTTTGAGGTTTATGCTTTTACGACTGACTATCCTCTTGTTTCTTATGATGAGGATGGTAAAGCAAATATGCGTGAACTTTCCTATCAAAAGAAAGATGGTCTGATTCAAGTTGGTGAATGGTTCTCTATGATGAATCTGCTGACCAGTCAAGTGAATGGTAGGAATTTGGAAGAACAGATGAAGAATATTTTCCGCCTTGCTTATTCTTTTGGACGCAACTGCTATTCTCGTTATTCGATTCCTTTGGGGCTTTCTCTTTCAGGCACTCCTCTGAATGAGGCACTGATCTCTCTTCATCAGATCCTTCCCAAGTTTCAGAAGGAGAACAAACTTCAGAAAGTTCAGTGTGTCATTCTGACTGATGGTGAAGCGTGTGGTATCAAGTATCACCGTGAAGTGAAGCGTCAATGGGAAGATGGTCCTTTTCTGGGAACCGCTGGTATTGGTTTTGGTTCATTCTTGCGTGACCGTAAAACTGGGAGCACTTATTCTCTGGATTGTGAATGGCATCAGATGACCGATGTGTTTCTTCGCAACCTGCGGGACAAGTTTGC